TTCCAGGAGATAGATTAATTAAAGCTGATGGAAGTGAAGAAGAAATCTATGATGTAGCAATTGTTAGAGAAGATGTGGAAATTGCAACTGTTAATGTGGAAAATGCCGATGTTTATATTTCAAATGGCTTAATATCACATAACAAAGGTACAGAAACTCAACCATATATTCCATCTGCAGGATTAAGAATGTATGTTGACCCATCAAAAGCATCATCTACAAATGGTACTGCTACAACTGATTGGTTGGATTTGAGTGGATATGGTACAGGTCTTAGACCAGCAGGACAGGGAGCATCAGCAAGTATTACAGGCGGTAACCCATCATATAATAATGGAGTAGGTAGAAAAGAAAAATCTTTCGCAGCAAATGGTACAAACCAATTCTGGTTTAAAGATATTACTACAAATATCAATGGTGGTATTTCTCAATTCAATACTAACACCGGAACTATTCATATGTGGATAAGACCTACAACAACGTTAGGTACAACTACTAGACACATTTTTGACTACGCAGGTTTTTATGGTTTAGCAATTGAATCAACTAATAGTTCTACTTTAAATAGAGTAAAATTTTATGGTAGTTCATTAGGAAATAGTGGACAATTAACGACTTCATTATCATCAAACGTTTGGTATATGATTTCAGCAACATTCCAACCATCTGGAACTGTAACGGTTTATGTGGATAAAACATCGGTAGGAACATTTACCGCATCAGCATTTTCGGCACCGGCATCTACTAACCATTTAACAGTTGGTAGTAATAGTGCAAGAACAACATTTTGGAACGGACAAATTGGACCAGTATTATTTTATAGTACATTACAATCAGCAGCATCAGTAGGACAAGTATATGACCATTTCTCTCCAACATACAAATAACATTGATTTGTTGTTTTGAAATAAAAGATTATATTTATAGTAGACATTAAAAATTAAATAAAAGCACAAAATGGCAGAAAAAATAGTATCACCGGGCGTATTTACAAAAGAAAACGACTTATCATTCTTACAACAGGGTGTAGCTGAAATCGGTGCAGCATTCATAGGACCTTTTAAGGAAGGCCCTTTAACTCCTACAATCGTTAACTCACAATCTGAATTCGAAACTCTATTTGGAGCGGTTGATGATACATATTATACTCCTTTGGCAGTACAATCTTATTTAAGAGAAGCTGGAAGCGCTACAATTTGTAGAGTAGCTGGTATTGGTGGTTACACCGAAACCGCTCCTCTATTATTAACAGCAACTTCAGGTTCAGTATCAGCATCTTTGGGTATTCTTTTCAATACCGCAGTAGGTGCAAATGGCGGATTCGTTGGTGAAACAATAGCAGATGCAGATGGTAAGGGTGATTTTGCATTATCAACTTTAGGTTCAGGTTCTTTATACGCTTCAACAGGAAGTAATATAGAAGCAGTATTTGGAACATCACCATTTGGAAGTAAAGAAGCTTATTCATATGGTTTCTTCAAAAATACATCTATGAATTTTGTATCTGCAACTTCTGCAAGTGTAACGGTATTAGGTAACCAATTATTTACATTTGATGCACAAGAAGCATTAACACCAACAATCAAATCTCAAACTATTTCTGGTGACAGATATGATTTATTCCAATTTGAAACAATTGGTGCAGGTAATGTAGCAAATACAAAAATTAAAATAGGTATCACAAATATTAAAGCAGCTGGTAGTGTAAATGGTACTGATTATGGTACATTTACTGTCGTTGTTAGAGATTTTGCTGATACAAATAAGAAAAAGAACGTATTAGAAACTTATTCAAATGTAAACTTAGACCCTAATTCTCCGAACTACATTAGTAGAGTAATTGGTGATAGAAAATTATCTATCAACTCTGAAGGTAAAATTAGTGAAAGTGGTGACTGGGTTAATAATTCAAAATATATTAGAATTCAGTACTTAAATACATCGGCTCCCGTACAAGCAGTACCATTCGGACATGCTAAGTATTCTTTACCAGTTTCTGCATCAGCAGCTATTGGAGCATTAATTCCATCAGTAACATTTATAACCGCATCGGCAACACAATATGGTGGTATTGATTTGGATAACAATACTGATAACGCAATCTACTTAAAACCAATTCCAACAGGAGCAGGTGTGGGTTCTAATTCAGTATTTGGATTGGATGCAGCAAATGGTGGTACATTATCAGTAGGTTCTTCTTTAGCACAATTCGTTGTAGCATTCCAAGAAGGGTTTGATGGTAAATCACCAGCAACACCAATTTATAAAGGTTCTGATATTGTATCAGGAAACTCACAAGGTTTTGATTTAACAACCTCATTATCTTCAGGTTCGGTAGCATACGCTAAACACATCGCAGCATTATCTAATGCAGATGAATTTGATATCAATATGGTTGTAACTCCAGGTGTTATTAGAAGATTACATACTTCAGTAGTAACTTCGGTATTAGATATGGTTGAAGAAAGAAATGATTGTTTCTATATTATGGATTCAACAGCAGTAAATGATGCAGTATCATTGGTAACTACACAGGCAGGCGATGTTGATTCAAATATGGCAGCAACTTACTATCCTTGGATTAAAACAATTGATGTTAACACAAACAAATTAATTTCAGTTCCACCTTCAGTATTATTACCTGGCGTATTCGCAGCAAACGATAGAGTAGCAGCAGAATGGTTCGCACCAGCCGGTTTGAATAGAGGTGGATTAATAGGAGCAGTTAGTGTATTGAATAGATTAACACAATCTGAAAAAGATACATTATATGAAGCTAAAGTAAATCCAATTGTACAATTTCCTGGACAAGGTATTGTAGTATTCGGACAAAAAACTTTACAAGATAAACCATCAGCATTAGATAGAATCAACGTAAGAAGATTATTATTGACTGTTAGAAAGTATATCGCATCTACTTCGAGATATTTAGTATTCGAACAAAACACATCAACAACAAGAAATAGATTCTTAAATATCGTTAACCCTTATTTAGAATCAATCCAACAAAGACAAGGTTTGTACGCATTCCGTGTTGTAATGGATGATACTAATAACACACCAGATGTAATTGATAGAAACATTATGAAAGGGGCTATTTATTTACAACCAACTAAGACAGCTGAATTTATTCAAATTGATTTCAACATCTTACCAACTGGCGCCGCTTTTAACGGATAATTTAAAAAATAGATATTTATATAAAGAAACAATTAAATAGAGAAAAAAATGCCAGAAGTATTAGAGTTTGATAAAATGTTCTATACCAACTTTGAACCAAAGTTAGGTAATAGATTTATAATGGAAATTGATGGGATACAATCATATATGATTAAAACCGCTAGTAGACCAACTTTCACATCGGAAGTAGTTGAATTAGACCACATAAACGTAAAAAGAAAAATTAAAGGTAAATCAACGTGGGATGATATCACTATCTCTCTTTATGACCCAATTGTACCATCAGGTGCACAGCAAGTTATGGAGTGGATTAGAAGTTCACACGAATCCCTAACAGGTAGAGATGGATACGCAGCTTTCTATAAGAAAGATATCACATTCTTCTTATTAGGACCAGTAGGTGATAAAGTTGAACAATGGACTCTTAAAGGAGCATTTATCCTTTCGGCAAACTTTGGTGAGTTGGATTGGGCTTCAAACGACCCATTATCGATAGAATTAACATTATCATATGATTACGCAATCCTTGAGTACTAATTTCTAATAGATAAACTTTAAAATAGTTAAAAGGGGGTATAGAAATATATCCCTTTTTTTATGTCTTATTTAGAATGATTCTAAATTTTAAAAATAATTAACAAAAGACTTGACTTTTAACGCAGAATGTATTACCTTTACTATGTAATAAGAGTTAAACATAAAACAAATAAAGTTATGAATATCACATGGTTAGAAGACAAGACACTAAGTACTTTCATCAGTTGTTTATACGCTGAACCAGGTTACTCTGATGTGGATGTAAACGATTTGAGTGAAGAATTGGGAATTCCTACTAAAACTATTAGAGGGGCATTAGGTTCATTAGTTAAGAAAGGAATTATCACAATAGATAGAAACGATAGTGGATATGATATTATCTACTTAAACAAAAACTATTGGGGAATGGTTAATGAGAATTGGGCTGAAGCTGCTAAAGATAACTAAAATACAAAAGATATGGAACTATTAGATGTACGTGGTATGAGTGTTAATGAGTATTGTGACTTTGTAGTAAGTCGTGCAATGCATTTGCGTGTTTCTCCATTTGATTTGAATATGGAGTATTGCTTCGAGCGTGGGTTGATTAGTGATGAGATGTTTGACCTTGCTAAATGGGAGTTGAATGCCAGAAGGAATGATATGTTCTGGTTACAACGTGGTGAGGTGGTTAGATAATTAAAATATTTTTTGGGTAGTATATAAAAGGAGGACAGAAATGTTCTCCTTTTTTTATTTGTATATACTTATATATAAACATTAAGTTATTATAATTATGGAACAACAAAACGTAGAACAACAAGTTACAAGAGGATTGGGAGC